CCAGCAACGTCCACCTTGACGCCGTACCTGGCAAACAGGCTACCGGTCTCAGTAGCACGGGTCGTTGCCTCTTGTTGAATGGCCGCTGTGTTGCCGGCAGCAGAGCTTTGAAGAGTCGTGACGACGCTACTCACCGACGTGTATTGGTCAGTTCGAGCTTGAACCTCCGAGCGAATCGCGGCTGAGTTTCCATTGGTGGCCGCAGAGAGGTTGAGAACCTGAGACGACAGAGCGCTGTTCTGCGCTGTGCGTGAAATGGACTCGCTGGACAGAGCTGAGGCGTTGGTTCCAACGGCAGAGTTCAACTTAAGCAACTGGCTGGCCGCAACCGAGTCGGCGGTAGCTCTGGTTGACTGCTCAGATACAAGCGCGGCCGCGTTTGCTCCAAAGATCGAGGCGAACGAGCCGACTTGACTGGCTACGCTACTGTCGGCATTTGACCGCGCTGACTGCTCAACGATCAGCGCCGCTCTTCCGGCGTCAGTCTCCGCCAAGGCCCTGACGATCTGCGCCGACGTGGCCGAGTCCGCATTCGCCCTGGTCTGTTGCTCTACCCGCAAGGTGGATAGGGCGTCGCCCAGCACCGATGTAAAGCCGTAGACTTGGCTGGCGATAGCGCTGTCGCTGTTGACGCTTGCCTGCTGCGCGACACTCAGGGCGGCAGAGTTGGAGCCGGAGATCGCCGAGAGTTGCGTGAGCTGGGATGACAACGACGAGGTATCGCTTGACCTCGCCAATTGCTCAACCCTGAGGCCGGCAGATGTGTTTGCCGTAGCGGAGGCGATCGTTGTCACCTGAGTGGCGACGGCGGAGTCGGCCGTAGATCTTGTGTTCTGCTCAACCTCGAGCGCGGAGCTGTTGGCGGCAAGCGTCGCGGACAGCGCCGAGGACTGGTTGGCCGATGCTATGTCCGCTGTGGCACGAACCTGCTGCTCGTTCAGGATTGCGGCATTGGCCGACGATGCACTCGCACTTAGCGCCGTGACCTGGCTCGCAAGCACGGAGTCCGATGCGGCGTTCACCGACCTCTCGATTGCGATCCCTGCGGTATTGGCGTCGGAAGAAGCTTTGAGGGCAACGAGCTGAGACGCCGTGGACGTATCCCCGGCAACCCGCGCTTGGGATTCCGTAAGGACCGCCGCCTTGGCGTCGCCGCTGTTGACATACAGCAGATTGAGGGCGGAGGCCTGAGCGCTATCAGCGGTAGACCGAGTTGAGGCCTCAGACTTGATTGCTGCGGCGTTGCCGTTGCTGAGCGTAAGCAGCAGGTTTGACTGGGACGCCAGCGCCTGGTCGTTGGTGACCCGTGACTGCTCTTCCGCCTTGATGACCGAAAGGACCTGGCTGATGTCGCCGCTGCTTGCGGCCGAAAGTAGGTCGATCTGGGTCTGAAGATTGTCGCTCGCCGTGTCAATCGCATTCGTGCGGTCTGTGGCCTCTTGCTGAATGGCAAGAGCCCGCGTCTGGGCCTCGAGGTCGATTGCGGTTGTGCGGGCAAGGGCCTCTGCGGCGATGGCGTTTGCGCGATCAGTAGCTTCTGCGGAAAGCCTCGCAGCAACACTGCCGGCAAGCGTCGCGGGGCCGTCAATCAGGTCAATACGGGAGCTTAGGCTCGAATAGAGTTCGCTCTGGGTGATCTGCCCAGTCAAACTGGAGAGAAGCAGCGCCGGGTTGGGGGCTGTCTGACCAATTGTTCCATCAACGCTGTGATACGGGCCGACCACGTTTGGAATGCTGACAAAGCGCACCCAGTAATAGGCCGTTGACGAGGACCCAAGACTGTCTGAGTAGAAGCGGGTGATGCTGGTGCCAATACGCAGGGCGTTGCCCAGTACGTTTGTGCTGGACCGCCAAATCTCTGCATACGAGTGGTTGCGATAGCCTGGTGCGTCCCACTGCAACAAGACGGCAGCAAATGCCCCGGTCACCGTGACACCCTCCGGTTTCGGAGGAGTGCTCAAGTCAGCGTTCGGGTCGTATCCGTCTGATTCAACCCACGTAGGGACAACAGGCTGCCGACCTGATCCGTTCCAACCGGAGCGAAGAGTAACGGCGCCCGCATTGATGAGATCGCGGTAGGTGACATTGGCGTCGAGCGGGTCCCCAACGACGCCTTCTCGGACATCAAGCAACTGCTTGATAGCCCGTGCAACATCCGTGATGTTGGCGCTGGTTACCGACGGGATCGCCGGGACGCGAGTCTCGCTCATGACCGATTAAACGATGCGTTTGAACGTAACGGTTCCGATGGTGGTGCTGCTTCCCACAGACGCCGACAGCGAGGTTGCGGTGCTGGTCGTGCCGGCAACCGTCACGATGTACTCCTCGCTCGACGAGCTGGTCGGCTTAACGATTTCACCAAGAGCAAAAGTCGTCAGAGCCGCATAGGTCTTGACTGTAATCAGGGCGCGCAACACGGCCGTATTCGTCGTCAGGCTGTCGCCGGCGTTGTCGGCATTCGTCCAGGTGGGCGCTGTGCCAGCAGACGTACCAGCGGTAACCACCAAGTACTCACGCAGCGAGTTGGCGGTCGGGCGGATGATCTGCCCGGCGGTGTACGCCGTGTTGATGGCGAAGTTGTTGAACGTCGGGAACTTTGGGATGGTCGTGTAGGTCACGGTTCCATCAGTTGTGGTGCCCCCGTCAGTCAGGCTCCAGTTCGGCTCAGTCGAACTTGCGCCAGTGGTCCCGGCGGTCGTGACAACAAACATCTTTCCGATAGCTGCGGCGTAGCCGGCGGGAGGATTGGTGGACGCGACCCGCGTACCGAGGGAGAGGGCTGTGCTGGTGGGACGTGAGATGTACGTCTCCACGTTCGTGCTTGTCCCGGTCACGGACCAGTTGGCGCGGGTGATTACGCCGTTGGCTGCGATCGAGCCGGAGAGCAACTCAGCAATCGAGAGGGTCCCGGTGTTGCCGGCCGCGCCGCCCGAAAGGGTCAGGATGTTGGCGTCGGTCTCCTCGGGGTAGCCTGGAACGTCAATGGTTGCAGTGAACGTGACGGTGCGCGTTACGGTTGCGCGGCGAATACTTTTTGGCATGGCTGCTCCTTATGTAGCTTTGGCCTCAGAGGTGGACGTAGTGATCAAGGCCTGGGTGATCTTGGAGCTGCCGACCAGCTCCATCATCCAGTCCACTGCCCTAAACCCCGAGGGCAAGCGAAACAGATTGGCGTCGGCGACCGTCTTGGTGATTTTGAGCTGGCCGTCCGCATAGACCTTCATCGTCACGGGGTAGGCGTCAGCGATGACCTGGCCAAACCCGAAGTTGATTGGCGCGGGTAGGCGAAATGACTTCGAGCGCCAGGTGTACGTGAGCGCGCTACCTCGGTCGTAACGGACGATGTTCGTGCCTTGCGCCAGGTAGAGGGTGTCGCTGCGCGGGTCGTAGTACATGGCCGTTATCTCGGCCGCACTGTTCAGATCGGATGTGGTGAACCTTGCCCCGGCTCCGGAGAAGTCGAAGATCATGACCCCGCGAGAGCCGTCCGATTTCTGGTACAGGCCGACGTACCGATTCTCGTGCAGAGCCGCCCGTATGCTTTCCGGGTTGTAGGCCCTCCACTGCTCTGGCGTCAGGAGGTCCTTTGTGGCGATGTCGATGCCGCCGGAGCTGATCACCACCAACCCGTCTGGAGAAGCGTAGTAGACGGCGTTGCCAGTCTCGACAATCGAGTCGATCGACACGCAAGCCTGCGGCAAGGCGAGCCGCTCGAAAGTCATTGCGGCGGGGTCTACGCCAGATAGGATGTAGGGAAATCCATTGGTAAGAAACACGGAGGACTGACCGAAAGCGCCCACGCCGACAATCTTGTAGTCGGACGGGTAGGTGTTCGGCCATGCGTGCGGAAGATTCGGCTCAGAGACGTAGGCGGTGTTCTCCACAAAGCCAACGGCGATTCCGTTGGCCATCATCCGCAGGCCCTTCAGATTGGCGGGCGGCGCAACCCAGTCAGCCGACGGAAGGACCTCGCCGAGAGCGGCCTGGTCGTAGGAGCCGGTCACGCTCGAAGAGGACACCGGCACCTCTTTCCAAAACTGGAATTCAGCCCCTGTGCCGACCGTCGATGACACATAGATCCGCTTGAGGGTGACGTTGTATGGCCCGGAAGGGGCCGTGGACATGTTGCCGACAGTGATGTTCTGATCCGGGTTCAGTGTTGCAACATTTGAAGCCTTGGAAGGCGGACCCTCTTCTCCGTACGCAGTCACGTACGTGTAGACCGCAGTAAGCGTCACCGACTTGGAGGACGCTGTTGGCGCAGAGCCGCTTACCGTTGGATTGTCCGGGGGTGCAGGGACGCCAAGGTTGTAGCTGCCACCTGGGTAAGTGGAGCCGGACAGGATCACGTTATTCGGTGCGTACCTGACTTGGACGCCGTCAGCCCAATACAGCATTCCGAACTGGTTATCCACGATCGGGGAGCGCATAACATCCGTGCGCTCAAGGAACTCGAGCCAGTGCTCGGTCTCGACAGAGGAGTCGCCGTAGCGAAAGATCGTTTTCGGGATGGACTTTGTCAGCGCCTTCAGGGTGGTGACCCCCTTGAGCGGCATGATCGCGCCAGAAATTAGCTTGACGTTGTTGGCGACCTGCGCAGACCCGCCTTCCAGAAGAATCGGATCAACCAGGGGCTTGAGCCCGTCAAATGCTTTGATACTTGCGGTTGGCATTTCGTTACCAAAGTACTCGTCGCGCCCAGTAGTTGGCGCTGAATGGATCGTTCTTGGTCAGCTCTCCGCTCTTGTTGCGGATGCCTCCGGACCGAGCCAGGTAGTTCTTGCGACGGCCGGCGTCTTTGTGCTGGGTGAAGTCCTCCATGCCGCGCAGACCAAAGCGAACCAGCTTGACCTCGTCGCCTTTCTTGGCGAGGACCATCTTCTTTTCCTTGGCGCCAGACGGGGCGCTCTTTGGTTTGTTGAAGCCGTCAAACTCGTGGCCTCGGTAAACCAGCTTGCCGCCCTCACGCTTGACGTTGGATGCTTTCATGGTGTCCTCGCTTGATCGAAATTATCTGTGGGAGGCTCAGTGGCCGCTTCCGTTGATCTGGTCTCTCACCGCGTTATAGGCGTCGACGCACGCGTTGAGCTGGTTGATGGCTCGGTCCCCGTCGGCGACGATTTGAGAGATGGCGAGTAGGCTGGTTCGCCCGGCATCAGTAGTTGAATCAACCTGTCTGTCAGATTTGCAGGCTGCTTCGAGATTGACGGCGGCAGGGGCGGCACTTGCGGTGGCTTGTGTGCAATTGGGGGAGGGGAGGCACACCCGGCCAGCACGGATAGCGCGATCAAGGGCAAGAGTCTTTTCATTGAGGGCACGATTGGCCTCCTGGAGTTTTGAGTCGCTGGCGCTGAGTTCCTTGTTCAGGCGCCGCTCCGTTTGCCAAGCCTCGTCATTTTTCTTTGCAACTTCGAGCTGCTTGAGAACTTCGGCGTGAGAGTCCTTGAGGACGGATAGCTTGGTGCCCCAGCGCCAGTTCTGAACCTGCCAGGTCCCGGCAGCGGCGAGCGCCGCGCAGACGACGCCGACGGCGACGTGGGTGTAGATCATGTGGCTGACCCCACGCACTGCTTGAACTCGGCCTGTCGGCGCTTTGTGAGGCCCGCAAGGGGTTTGCCCTGGAACTTGTCCCACCGGAGCAGCTCATGGCACGCGCCCTTGTGGTCGCCTGCCTGTAGCTTGCGCACAAGAGTCGAATTGCACGCCGCGCCGGTGCCGACGTTGTATGCCCAGCTCACAATGGCGTCCCACTCGTGCTGGTGCATGGGAACCTCTCCGATGCACTGGCGCAGTTCGCGCTGGAAATCCTCGGTGTGCTGGCCCAGGCGTATTAGGGCGCGAATCGGATCGGTCGTGTCCCCCGGCCTGACGCCGTGTGTGTCACCAAAACCGATGGTCGGCACATCTCCTTTGACCGGGATGTAAGCGGAGTCGCGGTAGCCTTCGTGAACCGCGATTCCAATCAACGCTGCCGCGCTCAGTGACAGGGTTGCAAGATGAGCCCTGTTCACTCGTACAACCCCATGCGCTGGTCATGCTCGGCCTGGCGGCGCCTGTCTTCCTTGTGCTTGTAGTACCAGTTGACGAGTAAACCGAGTACGCCGATCAGAATACCCATGAGCATTCCGAACTCGCTCGAGAGGAACCAGGACACCACGCTGGCGCTGGCCCCGGTAAACGTGGCCTTGCTGCCCGCCGCTGACATCGTGGCGTCAAAGGTTGCTTGGGTCTCTGGACTCATCACGCCTTACTCCTGCTGTTTACTGCTGAATGTTTTTCAACTCTTGATCGGGCCGCGTCATGGCGCCCCGTTCTCCAATGCGGCAATACGCGCCTCCAGTTGGAGGATGCGTTTTGCGAGCTGGACTGCCGAGACCAATGCCGCGTTGCCATAACTCACGGACAACACATCTTCCTTTTCGTGGCGGTCGACCGCCTCGGGAAGAACCTGGAGCATTGATTGCGCAGACACGCC